CCTGTAACACACAGCTACGCGCACGCAGGCAAGGGTTAGCGGAAAAGGTGACAACCGTAACAACCGACCGCCAAAACGTCATTAGCGCGCCCGCGCAGCCTCGTGTTAGTCGCTTGCCCTCGTATAACGTGCCCGAATCGGCCCGCGCTAAATCGAGCCGCGCTCACCAGCTAGAAACTAGATTCTAGATACTCGGTCACCGCGCCATTGGCGTATGATGGCGGCGTGTGGAACTATGACCCGAAAACGGGTGCGTGGTCGGATCGCCCGATGCACGCACAGACACCCGAGGCCGAACTAGCGCGTCAGGCCGTCATCGGTGCCCGCGCCGCGCGCCGCGTCGAGGTCGACATCGTGACGCACACACCAGCACCGTGGCGCCGTGCCGACCTGGCCGACGTTCCGAGTGCAGCTCGAGCATTCGCTCAGGCGGCCCAACGTGCCGGCCTCGAGGTGGCGGCACGCATGGCCGGCGACCGAGCTGTGCAGGTCGGCGTTGCCCGCGACGGCATGCTGTGGATGCGCGCCACGTGGTCGCGCACCGAGCGCGGCGCCCTCACGAGCAAAGGCGTCAAGGTCGGCGACGAGCTGCTCAACATCACCGACGCGCGGGCGCGGTGGGTTGACGCCATTGGTGGCACGTCGTAGCGTCGAGGCATGGACGACATCACAATGCTCGGCCTCATCGCGCTCGCTCTCACCGCGGCAGCCATCATCGGCGCATCGCTGTGTGGCGGCGTGCCGGCCGTGCGGTGCCGACTGAGCGCGTACCTGCTGCGCCGTACCCTGGCCGCCGAGGTGGCCGCCTACACGCCCCCGCGCGCCGATCCCCGCGCCCGAGCTCACTGCCCGGTGTGCGGTCGCTTCGCGCACACCACCTCGAGCGGCCCACGTGGCACATGGATGCGCTGTCACGAGCACGGTCTCAGGTTGCGCGCCACCCGCCGCATCGGCAAGCCCGACAACCTGCTCATCGAGCTCGTGCCACACCGCGGGCTCGGGGCCGTGCGCGCCCTGCTGCCCGTCGGCCCGCTGAGCCCGAACCTTGTGCACGCGCAGACCAGGCCGGCGGATTGGCTCGACGGCGTGCTGCCAATGCCGCCGCGGTTGCGCATAGCCGCGTAGAATCCGCGGCATGGCCCCCGACACCACGCTCATCGCTGTGCAGGTCGCGCGTGAGCAGGAATGGGCGTATGCGCTGTGGCGTGACCACTACAGCGCGCACGACGTGCGCCGCTTGAGCGCCCTCGCGCCGCGTGACGGTGGCCTTGGGTACGAGCTGAGCCCATCGGCGTTCAAGGGGCTCGTCGAGGGCTACCGCGAGCGCATGGGCCTGGGCAACGTCAACCGCGAGGCGCGGCTCGAGCGCCAGCTTGATGACATCGACACCATCACCCGCGTGGCCGGTCACGCGCTGCGCCGCGCCCACGAGATCGAGGCGCTCGACGTGCACGCGGCTAAGCTGCTGCTCGACGCCGGCAAGCGCGAGGCCGAGCTGCTCGGGCTGAACGCGCCCACCAAGCTCGAGGCCGACATCACTACCCACGACGGCACGCTCGACCAGCTCAACGCCGCCCTCGTGGCGCTTGGCGAGACCCCCGTCAATGTCGCGGACTGACCGCGAGCTGCGCCGCGTCACCGCTCTCGCGCTACAGGCTGCCCGCCTCGAGGTGGCTGACCCGCGCCTCGCCAGCGAGTACCGGCGCAAGGTCACGCGGCGCGACCCGTTGGCGTTCGCGGTCATCTACCTCGCGCACCACCTGACCTCGCCACTATCGGGCCGCATCACGCTCAGCAAGGTGCATGTCGATTGGGCCGACGACGCCAAAGCGTGGATGACACCCCCCACCGAGCCGCGGCAGAACCGCACCGCGACGGTCGCCCCACGCGAGACCGGCAAGAGCACCTGGCGGTTCCTACTACTGCCCATGTGGGCCGCGGCGCACGGGTGGGTGCGGTTCGCCGCAGCGTTCGCCGACACTGACACGCAAGCGCAAACGCACCTGGCCTCATTCAAGGCCGAGCTCGACAACAATGCGCTGCTGCGCCGCGACTATGGCGACCTCGTAGTGCCCAAGACGCGCGGCCGCGGCACCGTCGAGGCCGACCGCGTATCGCTGTATCACGCCAAGAGCAGCTTTGTGTTCGCCGCGGCCGGCATGGACAGCAGCAACCTCGGCCTCAAGGTCGGCGACACGCGGCCCGACCTGCTCATTCTCGACGACATCGAACCGCACGAGGCGCGCTATTCCGCTGGCCTCAAGGCCAAGCGGCTCGACACCCTGCTCAGTGCCATTCTGCCGCTCAACATCAACGCCATTGTAGTGATGGCCGGCACGGTCACGATGGTCGGCAGCATCATGCACGACATCGTGCGCTACCACCGCGGCGAGCGCGACACGCTCGAGGATGGGCGGCCCGATCCCGACGGCAACGGGTGGGTCGGCGATGAGCGCATCGTGGCTCGTCACTACCCCGCCATCGTCACCGATAAGCGTGGCAGGCGGCGCTCGATATGGCCCGCTAAGTGGTCGCTCAGGTTTCTTGAGAGCATCGAGGGCACGCGCAGCTATCTGAAAAATTACGCCAACGATCCCCTCGGCGCGGATGGCGACTACTGGACTATCGACGATTTCCACCGTGGCACGCTGCAAGCCATCACGCGCCGCATCATCAGTATCGACCCCGCCGTCACAAGCAAGGTCAAGGGCGTCAATGGCGCCAAGAAATCGAGTGACTACACCGGCATCGCGGTCATCGCCTACGAGCCGAGTACGCATCGCGCCATCGTCGAGAAATGCGTGCAGGTTCGCCTCGCGCCCGACAAGTTGCGCCTCTACGTCATCCAACTCATCAACGAGACCGGCGCCGGCGGCGTGCTCGTGGAGACCAATCAAGGCGGCGATTTGTGGGTCGAGCTGTTCGCCGGCATGTTCCACGATTTCCCCGTGCCAGTCAAAACGGTGCATCAATCGGTCAAGAAAGAGCAGCGCGCCGCGTCGGTGCTCGTGCTCTATCAGCGCAGCCGCGTCTTGCACCTCGAGGGCGCCGACCTCACCACGCTCGAGCAGCAGATGGTCGCGTTTCCCAACGCGCCGCACGACGATATGGTCGACGCGGTGGGCAGCGGCGTGGCGTACTTCCTCGACAAGAAACGCCGCCTCAAGGCGGGCGCGTGGACGGCGGGCTATGCGGCGTAGAATGAGCCGCGCTACCGTGCCGTCGAGAGCCAGAGCGACGCGCCGACACGAGGCGGTGGGGCTTTGCCGAGACTCGCGCAGCACGGTGACACCTCGAGTCGGGCCGTTCGACGTCCGCGCCGTTCGGCCCGGCGCGGCACCTCGCTGCTACGATGCCGACCATGACCGATGCGCCCGACGATTTGGCCAAGGTGCTGCACGACCTCGGCCGCGCCATCAAGCTCATCACCGCCAAGCGGCCCGAGTACAACAAGCGTCGGCAGTTCTACGAGGGCACCCGCGCCGAGGTGTGGGCCAACGACGAGGTTGCCAAGCAACTCGAGGCCAGCTCGGCAGCGCACCCCATCGCCCTCGCGCACATTCCCGTCGATGCGCTCATGGACAAAGTGAACCTGTCCAACCTCAAGGCCGACGGCAGCGGCACGGCCGTGCTCGAGACCGCGTGGAACGACAGCAACCTCGACGACGAGATTGACGACTGGAATCGCCACGCGGGCTATCTCGGCGATTACTACGTCATCATTGACCCCGACGACACCGCCGACGACGGCACCACGAGCGGCGAGACCGTCGTGGGCAGCTCGCCGCTGACAACGGTGATGGTCTACTCACCCAAAGACTCGCGCACCGCGCAGTACGGCGCCAAGGTGTGGGCCGTCAACGAGGATGACAACGACAAGCGCGTGTGGTACGCCACGATGTTCTACGACGATATGACGCTCAGCCTCGTCACCGCCGAGGGTGCCGGCGAGACCGCCGACGCAAGCTCATTCGCCCCCGACCTCGACGACAGCGAAGATGCCGACCCCGACGGTGACTCGTGGATGCAACCCCACGAGGGCGGTCTGCCGCTGCTCGTGCACCTGCGAGTCGACGGTCAGCCCTACGGGCGGCCGATCCACGGCAAGGCGTTCGGGCCGCAGGATGCCATCACCAAAATCAGCGCGACCAACCTGTCAACGGTTGACGCTCAGGGGTTCCCGACCCGTTACGCGCTGCTCGACCCGATGGCCGAAATTGACGATGACCTCGATGACGATTTCGGCACCGACGGGCCAGAAATCAACGTCACCCCCGACGGGCAGACGCGCGCCACGGGGCCACGCTCGCGGCTCAAGCTCAAGCCCGGCACCATCAACATTCTGCGCGGCGTCAGCAAGGTCGGCCAGTTCGACGCCGCCGAAACCGACACGTTCCTCAAAAACCTCGATTGGTACGTGCGGGTCATGGCGGTCGCCACGGGCACGCCGCTATTCGAGTTCGACCTCGACGGCGAACAGCCCTCGGGTGAGGCGCGCCGGCGCGCCGAGGGCCGCATCAACAAGCACGCCGCCAAGGTGATTCGCTCCCTGGCTGCGGGCTACCGCAAGCTCGGCGACACGTTGCTCGGCATCCACGGCGTCGAGGCCGTTGTCACCGCAATATTCCAACCCGTCGAGTCGTCCACCGACAAGGATGGCCTCGAGCTGGTCGCGCTCAAGGTGCTCAACGGCGTGCCGCTGCGCATCGCGCTTGTCGAGGCGGGTTACACCGACGAGCAGGTCGATGAATGGTGGCCCGAGCCCGACAAGGGTGAGACCGCGCCGGCGAGCATCAACATGGTCACTGCCATCGCTGAGGCAATGGCGAAACTCGGCACCGCCAAGACCCTCGGCATCATCAACGACGCCGAGCTCGTCGACCTCATCCCGATGTTCCTGACCGGCGCGCGCAACGAGGGTGGCGAGCCCGTCGATGACGCCGAGCTTGGCACCAAGCCCGCGCCCGTGCCGTTCGGCATCATCCCGCCAGGTGGCGCGCAGAATCCGCCCGCCCCGATGCCGCCTGGCATCCCGCCCATCGGCGGCCCTGGCCCGACCCCGCCGCCGGCACCACCCAAGGGGCTCACACCGCCCGCCCTGGCCCCGTTCGCGGCATCTACCGCGGCCAAGGGCGCGCGCGTCAAAGCCAAGGCGTAACAGGTGAGCGCTGACGAAGCGCTGCTCGCGCTCGAGCGGCGTGTGCTGCGCGATTCCGTCGTGCTCGAGTTCACCAAGGCGGTCAACGACCTGCGCATCGCGCTGGCCACCGAGTCACCCGACACGCTCGCGCTGCTGCTCGCCATCACGCCGCCCGACGTGACGTTGCTGCTACAGGCTGCCATCAACGAGGCGCACGACCTCGGCACCGCTGACGCCATTGATGCGCTCCGCGAGCACGCCCTTACTGACGCGCAACGTGCCCGCTTGCTTGCCACGAGGCCGCCCGAGACCCTGCTCGCCACCGCTCAACGCCTCACGACCACGATGGCCGACGACATCGCCAAGGCCAAGTTGCTCGCCAACGCCGGCGCAGACATCACCGCCGCGGTCTCACCCGCGCTCGCCGCCGGCAACCGCCTCGCAAACACCGCCACGTGGGCCGTCAACTCGGCCGGCAACACCTCGGTGCGCCAGGTGGCCGACATCGCCGAGCTGCCCACTGTGTGGGTCGCTGAAACCGATGCGTGCGTGCACTGCCTGGCGTACAGCGGCCGCGTGTGCCACCCCGGCGCGCAGTTCCCTGGTGGCTTGACCTACGGTGCCAAGAGCTACTACCCCGAGTCGCTCGAAACCCCGCCGTTGCACGGTCGCTGCCGCTGCCGCCTCGAGGTGCTGCGCGATACCTCATACGCTGACTCGCTACGCCGCGAGGCCGACCGTTCGGTGCTGCGCGGTTTCTCGCTGCCGAGCGAGTCGATGGGGGTGCGGATCGCCGCCGCTCAGCGACTCATCGGCAAGGGCGTCGACGCGCCCAAGAGCGTGCTGGCGTTCTCGCGGCGCGCCATCAAGGCGGGCAAGTTCCCGACCCGAGGGCGTTAGAATCCCCGGCATGGCAACATGGCGATGGCAGGACGTGCTCGACTACGCCAAGGCGTCGACCCGACCGAACGGCAAATGCCTCGGTTTCGTGCTCAATGACCTGACCGCGCACTTTGGCACGGTCAGCCAGACCTACGGCAGCGCCAACGCTGCTCTTGCAGCGGCCAAGGCGGCTGGTCAGTTCCATACCGGCGAGCCGCCCGCCGATCGCGTCGTCTACGTTTGGTACGCCTACCCCGGCGACGGCCATATCGGGATCGCGTACAACGGCACTGTCGTCTACGACTCGAGTCAATGCACCGGCTGGCTGAACGCAAAGCACACCGTGGGCTACGCGCCGCTGCATCACTACAGCTACAAGTACCTGGGCTGGGCTGAGCAGATCGGGCCGAACAAGCTGCCGCCGATTCCCACGCCGGCCGCGCCCCTGCCTGCCAACGTGCGTATCGCGGACCCCAAGACCGGCTGCAACGTGCGGGCGACGCCTGACCCCAATGGCGTCAAGCTCACCCCGTACAAGGCCAGCGCCCGCATCACCTGTCTCGGGTGGATCAACGGCATTAGCCCCGCCGGCACCGCCAACCCCGTATGGTTTTTCGATGGCAACGGTTACATTTGGAGCGGTGGCACGACCAATTCGACCATTGCCGGCATCGACGCCATTGTCGTGCCGACGCCTGACCCGGTGCCGACGCCTGACCCGGTGCCGACGCCTGACCCGGTGCCGACGCCTGACCCGGTGCCGACGCCTGACCCGGTGCCGACGCCTGACCCGGTGCCGGTGCCTGACCCGGTGCCTGTGCCTGACCCGGTGCCTGTGCCGCCGACGCCCGACCCGGCACCGACGATGCCGGAACCGACCCCAGTGACCGACCTCGTTGCGCGTATCATCGCAGCGATTGGCCGATTCTTCGCGAGCCTCTTCCGCAAATAGCAGCACCCAACCCCCGAAAGGTAAGACAAATGGCACGCAGCAGCACCGGCCCCGAGGTCACCGCCCCCGTCTGGCACGCGCAGCTCGAGCAGCAGCAGCACGCCAAAGCTGACGACGACGACACCGATGACGACGACGACACCGATGATGATGATGATGATGATGATGATGATGATGAGCTTGACGAGGATGAGCTACGCGAGCAACTCAAGGCCACCCGCAAGGCGCTCGGCGAGTCGAACGACCAGGGCAAGAGTCGTCGCCTCAAGCTGAGTAAACGCATCAAGGCGCTCGAGGGTGAGCTCGCCGAGGCGCGCAAGACGCCCAAGGTGGTCAAGCCCAAGGCCGACGACGACGACAAGGGCGCCGGTCCCGAGGTCGACGTGGATGCCGTCAAGGCCGGCGCCACCGCCGAGGCCACCGCGGCCGCCGAGGTCAAGATCAAACGAGCCGAGGCACGTGGAGCGCTGCGCGCGGCCGGTGTCAAAAAGGAGGTGCTCGACAAGGCCGTGCGCACCCTCGACCTTGATGACCTCGATGTCGACGACGACGGCAACGTTGACGGCCTCGACGACGCCATCGCCGACCTACGCAAAACGCTGCCCGGCCTGTTCGGCGGCAAGCCCGCCACCAAGCGGCGCAGCGTCACCGGGCCAAGCGACCGCGACGGTGAGGGCGGCCCCAAGGGCAAGAAACTCACCACCTCGGAAATCCAAGCCAAACAGATTCGCGGTGAGCGCGTCTAGCTCGCCTCGACACACCGAACGGTCGTCACTCTCAGCGTGGCGGCCGTTTCGTGTACCATCGGCGGCAAGGCACCCGCTGCCCCTGTGCTCGTGATGAGCCCCACGCCAATCGGCGCGCGGATCATCAACGCCCGAGCAGGGCAGAAAGGCGAGCCATCATGGCACGTCAGACCTTCGCCAGCGGATGGCTGCGCGATGAGCAGGGCAGCGACCTCATCACCCGGATCGCGCAGACCTCGGTGGCCGAATCGTGGTTCAAGCCGATCCCGATGGCGGGCGAGCTCAAGACCGAGCCGCGCACCGGCGCGGTCGGCATCGCGGTCATCGCCAAGGGTGGCACCTACGCCGAGGATGTGGCCGGCAACGACAGCGTGACCCTCACGGCGCGCAAGTTCGGAACCGCCATCCGCATCGCCGATGAGGACATCGCCGACAACCTCGTCGATGTCGTCAACTCGAAGAAAACCGACTGGGGCACGTCGTTCGCCATCGCGTTCGACAACGCTTGCATCGGGACCTCGGGCGCCAGCAACGGCACCACGATTCCCTACACGTCGATTTACAAGTCGCTCATCACCGCCGACGCAGGCACGGGCTACTCGGCCAACGCCAACTATGTCAAGTCCATTGCGGCGGTCAGCTACGACGACCTCAACACGCTCGTCGGCCTCGTCGAGAATCAGGGCTACTTCAACCCGAGCCGCTCGGGGTTCATCGCGCCGTACGGATTCAAGCAGATTCTGCGCGGCCTCAAGGATGACCAGCACCGCCCGCTGTGGCAGCCCGCCATCGCCGAGGGTGCGCCCGAGACGTTCATGGGCTACCCGATCAAATGGTCGATGGGCTCGGTGGTCTCGGCCGCGGTCAACTCGGCGCAGGCCGTCACGCTGGCCGGCGCGGGCGTCAAGGGCACGGCGGGCAACCCGCTCATCGTGTTCGCCAACGCCGACCTGCTGTACAACGGCAAGCGCAGCGGCCCCGAGTCGGTCGTCATTCCTGGCCTCGATGGCGCCTCGGCGCTGACCGACGAGACCCTGCTCAAGATGCGCGCCCGTCGGGCGTTTGCGGTCGCGCACGAGTTCGGCGTCGCGGTGCTCGAAATCTGCACCGCGTAACAGTCTCTCAACAACGGGGGCGCGTGGCTCGCGCTGCGCGCCCCCTCATCACACTTCCCGCCACCCCGCGCAGAAAGGCACGACAATGGCAGAGACCAAGGCCGACGACAACGGCACGAGCAAGCCCGAATCGCAGTTCACGAGCGATGACAACATCGACCCGGCCATCGATGGCGTGACCGCGCTGAGCGATGGCGACGAGGTGGCCGAGCGCTCACCCGATGGCAGCGTGCCCGGCCAGTTCACCAAGGCGTTCATCCTCGACCGCCTCGACCTCGACGCCAACGGCAAGGTGCCTGAGTCGTTCGACGACAACCCGAACATCGACGGCACCCGCGCGTTCGGCGTGGCCGCCGGCGTGCGGTTCACTGGCGCCATCAAGCGACTCAGCAACAAGGCCAACCCCGACGCCCCCGGCACCCGCGTACTGACCTACGGCGGCCCCGCCGTGCCTGCCGGCACGCTCGACGAGGATGGCGTGCCGGTGCGCGACTACTACGACCCCGACGTCGTGGACGCCGGCGAGGTCGACGAGACCGTCGAGAGCAACTCGGCCGAGGCCGAGGCCGCCGAGTAACCCGCGTGGGGCGCTGCGCACCTCGGGGGTCGCAGCGCCCCACACCTCGAGCGAGAGGCTTGACCCGATGACCTACACGCCCGTGTGGTGCACGCCCATCGTTTCGCAGGGCGACGAGCCCGCCGACGAGGGCGTCAGCCGCGTGCTGCGCGTCACCGGCGCCACGGTCACCGGCGAGCAGATCGCGCAGGCCGCCGCCAGCATCGAAGCGCTCACCGGCCTCATCGAATCGGTGCCGCGCACCGACATGCACGGGCGAGACCTGTATTGGCTCGGCCAGGCGGTCGCCTATCAGACACCGTGGATCATCGCACAGGCCGATTTCCTTGAGCGCAACA